GCTATGACGGTGAGAACTACGAGACTATCAACCGATTCGCTCGCCAACTCCGCCCCTTCGCAGAGAATGTAATTGTAGTCCCGCACGAACCCGGAGAAGTTGAGAAAGTACCCGAGTGGGCCATCGTAGGCTATTCAACCCCGACCGGATATGAGGGTACTGACGCGCCTGTATGGGAATACAGGAATCGAGATGTGCATATCCTTGGTGGGACCATGCCGCAAATCAAGACTGTCGTGAATCACCTACGGGATGAAATAGTGAGCTTGGACACGAATACAATGCATCGAGACGCTACGCAATTCGGAGAGTATTGGTCACAATCAAACCGCCAGCGAAAACAGACGGCGGGTGTATCTGACAATATCCACGAAGCGTATGAGAACTCTATCTTGAACATGACGTATGCGTTTGAGTCGTGGGGCTTAGTATAGCACAACACTCTTAGGCGGCGACTCCGTTTTGTTAGTATGTCAATGGCGAGTCTAGACGACTACCCGAACCTAATTGAGAACACGGACCAAACCCGCTGTGGCAACTGTAACGCCTTTACTGACGGGTCTGAATGCCATAGGTGTGGCCCGATTCATGAATGTCATTGCGGGGAGTACAGGCCCGTAGTTTCCGAGCATGAAGGAAGAGACGGAACGACATATTACAGAATCAAAGCGGAATGCACGGGAACGGGGACAGCCTGGGTGTGGGAGTAGGCAAGTTTTAACACACTCTTACCCGTATAATCTGGCATGGAAACCAACCAGATTATTTGTGGCGACTCACTCCAAGAGCTACAGGACTTAGACGAGAATAGCGTCCATGCAGTTGTGACCGATCCACCCTATGGGTTGGCCTTCATGGGTAGGTCTTGGGATGATTTTGAACCGAGGGAATACCAAGAGTGGTGTGAGAAGTGGGCTAAGAGGGCTAAGAGGGTCTTGAAACCTGGCGGGCACCTCTTGGCCTTTTCTGGGAATCGAACCCATCACAGGCTATTCACGGGTTTCGAAGATGCTGGCTTTGAAATCAGGGATACGCTCACCTGGCACTATGGTTCAGGATTCCCGAAGGCCGGCGACATATCCAAAACGATAGACAAGCGGGCCGACGCCGAGCGGGAAGTGGTCGGTTATGAGGAACCTTTTGGACGCGAAAACAGAAATAGCGGGCGTGGTGTGAGAGAAGAATATGTAGGCGGTGAAGATGATCCACACGGTTCTAAAAAGCTCGTAAAACCACCTGCCACCGACGCCGCCAAGAAGTGGGACGGCTGGAAAACGGGGTTGAAGCCCGCAACGGAGTTTGTCGTTATGGCCCGCAAGCCATTCGACGGCGCGACGGTGGACTGCGTGCAGGAACACGGCACCGGGGCGCTGAATATTGACGGAACGCGGATCGGGACGGAAGAACGGGAGAACCAGAGCCAAGGCACCGCTAACGGTGTGGACTATGGTACTAAAGTGTATGAAGGTGAGACGGTTGAAGGCCGCTACCCGGCGAATGTCGTCTTTGATGAGACAGAAGCCGAGCGGTTAGACCGGGAGGTTGGGGAGTTGGCTGGTGGGACACAAGGCCATGAGGCAACAAGTATCTATAGGAACGACATGGACACAGAAAATCAAGGAACTCATAAAACAGACTCCGGCGGCCCGTCCCGATACTTCTACACAAGTAAGGCCAGCAAAGCCGAACGCACGGAAGACGGCTCAATTGAAAACTCGCACCCAACAGTCAAACCACTTGACCTAATGGAGTGGCTGGTTAAATTAGTCACGCGAGAGGGGCAAATCATTTTAGACCCGTTCTGTGGTAGTGGCACCACCTGTAAAGCGGTCAAGAGTCTTAACAGGGAGTTCATCGGCATAGAGAAACAATCCAAGTGGGCCGATGTGGCACGGGTTCGGTGCAACCTTACGCCCAACAATCCGAATGTGGTCCGGAAAAACGACAATCAAGAGGGGTTAGAACAATACACGGAGTAAGGGACCCTACCGTCAAGGGAAACAACTTTGTATCTGGGGCTGTGAGTATACGACAAGCACCTTTTCCGTTCACCCTTCATAGGGGTGCGGGGATAGACATGAGTCTCGCAACACACTCCCGTAATAGCGTCAAATGCGCGTATTGTGACGGTCGCCGAGACAAATACAATTCCGTAGAAGGCTCCTATTGCTCAAAACTGTGCTATCACAAGCACAAGGGCGAGAAGTTATACAACGTCATCAAGCACGATCACACTCAGTGCGTCAACTGTGGCGTTTCTCTCAAGACAGTCGAAGAACCCACAGACGAAGCCCTCAGACAAATCGACGGCTATCACAGTACCACAGCCGTCATCGGCTACGAATACGCCACTCCCAACGCTACAGACGGTGAAAAGCCCATCTTTTCGGATAACGGCGATGAGCGGATTGTCTCTGGGTTAGTCTGTGGTGAATGTGGGAACGCAAATCATAGTCAAGCCTTCCCCGAGAGCCAAGATAGGTTCTTGTTTGAATACGCTTCAAGCATTTTAGACACGCTGTTAGAGAAACAAGAAGAACACAACACAGAGATTCATGAGCCGACGTTTTTCGAGATGCTATACGTCACTGAGGATCTTGTCTTCTCGCTCGGGAAAGCAGCACATAGATAGGACGGTTAGGTATTCCTGCCGTCCGAAACGACTCGGACTATCACGGCTTGACTAACAGACCACCTGCCACGGCGTCCCGTTTAGATAGTCCGACTTGGATAGGATATGGGCAAGACCCGGAGTGAAAGTCTCCCCTATCCATCTTTCGGTACAACAGAGATGACCACTAATGACACTCAACTCTGAACTTCGCACTTATAATCAAGAGTTAGATAACTATTGTCGAAGCCACTGGGGTATCTCCGTGAGACTATACAAGATAATCAAGAGCTTTACACAGATGGTCGGGGCTGCCTCGGGCATCTACGCGATGAGTTTAGGTGCCGACCCACTCACAGCCTTCGCTCTCATCGCACTCATCATTTCAGGTCCAGAGGCGTTCGAATACGTCATTACCAATGAGGAATAACAATGGTCTTTGACAAGAAGCCAGAACTATTTGATGAAGAGGGCGATTCAATGGCGTTCGGTATCGGCCTTGGGCATGGGTTTCGGAAACTTGACCCACGCCCCGGCAAGCACAAATCAACAGAAAACAATCCGTACTACTACTATCCCGGCTTTATCATTGGGTATATGCTCAAGGCAATTGCTATCTTCCTGATGGGCCAGCAGGTGCTATGATAGTCCGAACAAGTGAAGATTTTGACCTAGGAGAACGCACAGAGGCAAAAGCCTTAATCGCACGGCTCCAATACTATTAAGTCCCTTCGGTGTGTTGGAACAGGCATGGCAACACAACCAATGGTGCCTGTGAAAGAAGAGCGAAAAGAACGGCTCCGTAACCTTACAGATGAGTTTGGTTGCACTTACGATGAATTAGTTAAAACGATGCTTGAACAGGTTGAACCTGAAAACCTCAATCCTGAACGTTTTGAGGCACGCAGGAATGTTGGCCGCCTTTCAGCAGGTAACAGGACAAGCGCCGTTATGGGAAGGTTAGAAGACCGTCCACTGAATGAAAGTGTAGTTTCTACGGCCCGTGAATTGGTTGAGTCGGCTTATGAGGAAGGTATTGTAAACCGGAGGCAGGTGAAGACTGTTGCTGCTGCTGCTGAGTATTCAGCCCGGATAATGGAGTCCGGCGAAAGTTCCCACAACCGCGATTTCAATCAAGAAGACGTTGCAGAGGTGCATGACGTGTCTGTGGTGTCTATTCGAGAAACGTACCACGATTTGATTAACAACCACTACGAAGGACTAAGCGTTCCTGCTTGAGTGGTTGCCGAACCCGCCACAGACGCCTGAGCCTCTTTTTCACAACCAAACCCTATGTACCCCTTATGACCACTGAGAAATGTCTTGCAGAGTGTTCTGACGGCTCTGAGTGCCAAGCCTATGCGATGGATGGGTCAAATCGATGCCGTCATCACGGCGGCAAGTCTACTGGCCCAAAGACTGAGGAAGGCAAGAAGAAAGTCCGAATGAACGGTACGTCCCACGGCCTTAGAAGCGACCCAGTGAATCTCTTAGAGAAAATCCGCCGGGAAGACGAAGAAGCCTATGCGTGGATTCAAGACAAGTTTGAGTCCTATCTGAAGGTTGCACCCTTTGAGCGGGAAACCGCCCACGCAGACCAACTCCTACAGATTTGCGTCCGTGAATACAGTATTTGGAAAGCCTCACAGATTCAGATTAACGACGGGATTCTCACGAAGGAAAAGAAGGTTGCAGGTGAGGCGATTATTCAGGTGGATGTAGAAAACCCTGCATCAAAGAGCTTGGATAGGATGGAGCGAACCGTGGTGAAGCGACTGGAAAAGTTGGGTGTCATGCCGTCGCCGGAACAACAGCAGGCAGAGAGTACGGCCACGCTGGTTGAAGTGCTGAAAGAGGATTAAGGCAACGCCGACCAATCCTCTAATACCGAATCCGACGAATCAACCATTTTGTGAGTTAATTCGATAGTTGTGGTTGTGCAAGCGCATTTATAGATGGGTTGCTCTTCATCAACCTTGAAGTAAACTTGTACGACTTTGCCACATTCCTCGCATTGGAGCGGCCCCCAGTCACTCATCGCTGGCACCCCGATACATCACTCAGTCTCCTCCGGGCTGGCGTCATTCATTGTTCTAATGCCTTGTACGTCACCATATCACTCACTGTCTCCTGTGCTATCTCTCGCGCTTCGGCTTCGTCAATGCCTGCAACCGTGATTTCTCCGGTTTCGAGCAGTTCGGCTATAACCGACTTTAACGAACTATAGCCGCCTTGGTCTTTCAATTGTTCAAGCTCTTCGCGTTGGTCTTTCGTGACCTGAATTGTTGTTGTCTCTGTCATTTGTTTGTGCCGTTGGTTGTTGAACTAACGTACCGTTCAGGCACTTCAAACTTGAGCGTTGAGCCGCCTTTTCCAATATCCCACTCGCCAAGGTTGATTGATTCACCATCTGGTGTTTCGGCTTCAACGAACTCTAACCCTTCTCCATGGTGGCCGTCAAAGTGTAGCCACACTTCCACACACACTGTTTCACTCATAGTGTCACCGTCGTTGTCCAACTGCACGAAATGCAACCTTGAATTTCTCTTGTTGGTCTGTTCGGATTGTCTGTATTCTCATGTCCTTGTACCTCTAATAGTTCGCCACAGTTGTTGCAAGTTCGTGTCATACCGCAAGCCCACAGCAGGAATCGAACCTACTTACGCCGACGTGGGTAGCGCCTTCTTGTTTTCCCGAAGCGACTCTGCAAACGCAGCGTCAAACTCAGGGATACTCTCAATAGCAACCATATGAGCAAGATGCAGGTGGTTCACCTCCTCTTGAGACACTTCAACACTCACCTCGTGGTGACCCTCCGTGTACTGCTCTGCGTTGGTGAGCCGCTGCCAGAGCGCGTGAAAAACAGCCGCATCGGACTCATTGTCCGTGGCGACAATCGCCAGACGTAGGGCACGGTTTGAAACGTCAACGCTTGGCTGCCCCTCGGAAACCGCAAGGCCGTGGTTGAACCGCACTTTGCGACCGCCCATGTCAGCAACCGTCTGTGACATACCTACACCTTTTTGCTATAACCACTTATAGCTTACTATAGTATACGGGATAGGGTACACATGGACACCGACCAACTACAGAATCTGGATAGGAGTGAGCGCGTTGCCAAGCTCTTCGACAAAGAGCCAACGGACTACCAAGCCAAACTCCTTGATTACGGCGAACAGAAGGCACGCGCCCAAACAGCCCCCAAGAAAGGCAGGCAGGTAGGGGCCACGCTCACCGCTGGCCTAATCGGTGCAGACCACGCCTTAGCCGGACCCAAAGGCACGGACGTTCTTTTCGCTGCTCCCTCGCAAGGCACTGCCAATGAGATGTTTCGGGAGTGCAAGAAACGATTTTGGAACTCTGAGTTTACGCTTGAACAGTTTGGCGTAGAGGAAGACAATAAGGAAACGTGGGAGTTCGTTGATGGAACGCGAATTTTAGCCCGGACACTTGGGAACGTTGAGCAAACGAACAACAGTGGGAATCGGGGGATGAACCCGACGTGTGTGATTGTAGACGAAGCAGATTACACCAAGGACGCTATTTACACTGAGGAAATCCGCCCCTTTTTCATCACGCATGATGAGTATGAATTTCACCTATTCTCGACGCCAGCCCACCAAGGCAGTTATTTCCATGACAAAGTAGAGGTGCAAGGCTACCGAGAGATAGATGACGCCTATGCAGATGATTTCTGTTGGCACTCTCCCTATTGGCCCACCAAGATTAGTCCCTTCGCACAAGAAGACGAGATCCAAAATGCCAAGGATGAGCTGACTGAGGATGAGTTCGCACAGGAATATCTTGGTGAGTTCCGCGCTGGTGGCGGACTGATTGACAGTGAAACCCTTGGGCCGTGCATAACTCCCAACAGAGACACAGATACATCTCATGGCCGTTTCCTCGGTGTTGACGTAGCCGGCGGCGGGGATGACCGATTAGTCGTTTATGACCTTGATGAGCCGGGTGTGACGCATAATATTTGGAGTTGGCAAGAGTCAAGCGGGCCGGAGTTCCTGAACCGGCTTACTGGGATTGTGAAAGGCACGGCCGTCCCTGAGCCGGAAGTTGGGACTGGGGAAACGCCGGACGAATATCAGGCTGTTGTTGTCGAGAAAAACGGCATTGGTGAGTTTGGCGCTGACTTCGCACAACGCGACTTGGGTGATGTGATAATCCCACTCTCAAGCGGCCGTGAGAGCAAGCACACGCTGTATAAAAGATTAGTTCGGGACTTGGAGAATCAATCACTCCAACTCCCGCAACATACTCGTCTGAAGACGCAACTACTGGCACTTGAGAAAACAACCACGCCGAATGGATATTGGAAAGTCTCCCATCCGAGTGGTGGACATGACGACTACCCGGACGCACTCATGTTAGCCAACGGTGCCCGAAGTGGGCTTGCGGGTGAGTTCAAGAAGTCGCTTAAGCAGAGTACCACAGTTGAAACCAGAACGTCAACCTACAACAGAGTGAACACGCTATGAGCCGCACCAGTCGCGTTTGGGAAGCCCTGCAAAACCGTTTAGAGCAGTCTGTCGAGACAGTCACTCGGAGTGCCCGAATTGATATCGTTAGCGGTGGGGTTGATGAAATTGACCCGCCGGAGACCTTGGACAAATATGCCGAACAGGCCCGAACCACCGGCCCTGTTCGGAAAAATCTTCGTCAGTATGTGAATGACGTGTGGGAACCGGGCTATAAGGTCACGGCCGATAGCGACGCCACGGAAGCCTATTTCATGGGTGGGGAGAACGCCCCTGAGGGCACGCCGGAGGGTGGCTTTCTCGCAAACGCGGGAGTCTTCGCTGGCGAGCGCCATCAGGATTTCTATGATTTTGGCAAAGCAACAACTTGGCAACGCTGGGTCCGCGGGACGATTCTCATAGAGAAGCTGAAAACTGAGCCTGAAAACCCGGAGAGTCCGATTAGCGGCTTCTACCATATTAGGCCAGAGACTGTCTATCCGCAGGTTCAGAACAATACTAATATCCTCTTACCAGCGGACCCCGATAAGTTGCCGGATGACATCAGCCAACAAGATATTGAAACCACCAAGCGTGGCGAAGTGGCTGCTTATATCCAGTTTGATGATGAGAGTGTCTTGGGCCTGCGAAATAACGGCTTTGACCGTCAAGATATCCCGCTCTCGCAAAATGACGTTATCAAGCAGGTCTTAGACCCGGATATCGGTGACGATGCGGGGCTAGCTGATACCCAGGGGGTCTTTGGAACCTCCATCATTGAAGGTGTTACCGAGGATATTGAAGAGTATAAAGCTATTAAGCGAGATAGGGCCGAGGCTATCGGTCGCAAAGCCTACGGTGTGTGGACCGCTCAAGCCACGCCGCAGACGATTGACCGTGGCAACTCAACTGAGGTTATCGAGTGGGATGACGCTTCCCTACAGAACGCACAGGCCGACCTCACGGACATGGGGCCGGGGGATGTGTTCTTTAGTGATGCCAATCTTGACTTAGAGAAATTTGAGCCGGACGTGCCTGAACTCAATGATGTACTCACTCAGTACATCAATATCATGCTCAGTCCACTGCCAGCCCCGAAGTACATGGTCGGCTTCGCGGAGGGAATCAACCGGGATGTTACGTCTGAGCAAAAAGAAGCCTATCAGGATCTTGTGAGTCAAGAGCGACGCTATCAGGAAAAGAAGTGGACCCCAGTGTTGAAAGAGGTTGTTGAGCGACAAGGGCTTGACCCGAGCGGGTTGAGGCTGAAGATTGAGCCGGAGACTGAAGAGAATCCGGTTAAAACCCTCACTACTGATGAGATTGAGCGGATGAACACGTATATTAGCACGCTCAACGCGGCGGCGGGGCCGCAGGCCGGTCCCACTGCGCTTGTTAGCTCGGACGAAATCCTTGATGTGCTTGACTTCCCGGTTGATGAGATGGAAGATCCGGAGCAGGCCGTTGAGGAAATCGCAGAGGGTGAAGACACTGAGGCGGCGTGGCGGGATATAATGGACTTGGATGAAGCCCTCGAGACGCGCTATTCTGAGGGTGATACGGTCAACACGCCACAGGGTAGGGGTGTTGTCTCCGGCGTGTTCACAAGTTCATTTGATGACGTAGAAGCGTCAGAGAACAGCCCGACTTACGCGGTAGCACTCATGGATCAACGGATTGGCTCTGAGTTCTACAGTGCAAGCCAACTCTCAGAAGCCGAGTTCCCCGAGGGCGGCCCGGATGACCCCACGGGAGACGTTGAGGCAATGTCGAACATCAGTGACGCCGTTGATGGGTATGAAGCCCTTGACTTTACGCCGCCGGAAAGTTGGCGTGAGTCCGACATCGGCCCACGGGCTGTCGCTCTGAAAGCGTGGGCTGGCATGAACGGGCAGTTTGATTGTGGCGGCTCATGTTGTGTCGGTGAGATGCGGCCGGAACTTGGGAGTCGCGGGGCCGATGAGTTCTGTGCGAGTTTCAAGGATTACATCTTAGGGACTGAAGAGTGGCGCGGGTGGGGTTAATGCACTGTCACGCTCATGACTGCCCGCATTGTGGGAGCGGGAGCATCATTTACGGCCCGGACTTTGTTGTACCGTGTGAATACTGTGGTGCCGACACACTCACTCATTAATGGTTGATACGTCCGAACTCACTGAGCGGCAACGAGAGGTAATTCACCACCTGCCAGCGGACAAAGACGACCTTGCAGAGCGGTTAGACGTTGCACCCACAACAGCGAAAGACCACATCCATGCGTTACGGGACAACGGGGTAAACGTTCGCTATGACCGGGAGAATGCCGTCTATGCGTTAGCAGATCAAGAAAAAGTCCGGCGGGTTAGCACAAAGCACACGGGCACGAAGACGCGAGAGGCTAACAACTTCATCACTGAAGTTGAACGCACAATCCTCCGGCGGTTAGAAGGCTCCGATGAACTCGTTGCCCCACAGAACCCAGAGCCGGGCAACGAGGATATGGTCTTGCATTTCACGGACCTGCATATCGGTGACGTGGTGGAAGATGAGACTGGCGCGGAAATTTACAACACACAGATAGCGAGGGACGTAGTTAACACCGTTACAGAACAAGTCCTTAAGCTCAAGGAGACGATGGGCGAGGTTGCCGAGTACGACACGCTCCACGTTCTCTATGGTGGCGATATAATCACCAACGAGAATATCTATGACGGACAGGCCTTTGATATAGAAAGCTTGCTTGTTGAGCAAATGACGACTGCGGTGAACGCCCTCACTCGCCAACTCAAAACCCTTGCACGCGAGTTTGAC